TCCTGGAAGATTAAAACTTTCTGCTCTTGTAGCACATACAAATACATCTCCTTCATTATACATAATTGCTAATTCTTGAGGTGTCATATTTTGAACATTAACTTTAATACCTGCTCTATCTTTTGGTAGATTAAGTTTGTCTAATTCTATGAATAGGTTTTGTTGATTAATATAAGCAGGATTTAATTTTAAGATAAGTTCTACCTCTTCATCTTTCTTAAACTCTTCACTAAATGCTTTTAATACATAAGCTACTCCTCCTCTATCTTCATAACCACCACGCCAACCTTTACTACATATAAATGTAAATTTCTTATCTCTCTTTGTTTCTATTGACTTAAAGATATCAGTATTAACACCATGAGGAACTATTCTTATTTTACTCATTAATATATCTAAACCTTTTACTGTATTATATATAGCGTCATATGTATGTTGAGATGGTACAAAGATTAAATCAACTCTATCATCCATTAAATAAGGTATCCAAGATGATGGAATTTTATCTCCTTCCCATATACAATAACCTATAAAATGTTTACAATTGTCTCCTAAAGCTAATCTCCAATACGGAGGAGTCATGATTGCTATTGTTACATCTGACGCTCTTTCAGGACATTGTATCATCTTCAATTCATTATCATTTACTTGCCTTATCCAATCAGGAGTAAGAGGTGTATCTAGCTTTATATCAGGTTCTAACTTGAATAGAGCATTAATAAAACCTCTAGTATGATTACTATAACCATCCGTCCCTAAAATAGGTCCAATTACATTTATCCTCATTTTACAATCCTCATTAAACCAAGTATTCCTAAAACCCAAAGTACTATATAAACTATTATTTCTAAAGGATATATCCATAAGAAATTCCAAAAGCTAAACAATGGAACACCATGCCAAACCCATGCAACTAAATCTGCAATAAGTAATATTGTTGAAATTAACATTTTGTTACCCCCTTATGATATTTATCTAAAAAGTTACCATGTTTATCAAACTTTATCTTTAACCACTTCCTCCATGTATATTCATCTGATTGAACACAATCGTTATAATCAGGTCTTCTATTTCCACCACTAGGACAAGCCAAATGCCAACATATTGCTCCTGTATCAACTCCAATCTTATATCCCTCAAGTATTGCACCCATACTAAAGAAACCTTCTTCTCTAAAAGCAACAGTAGTTAGATTAATAGGATATCTTACTTTCTTATTTATTTCAGATTTGTAAAGACAATTTGTTCTAAATTGGTCAGTAGGTAATACTGCATCTTCATCATAACAATATCCACAATCATCATTATTCATAATTAACTTACCTTCATCATTCATTTCATGTCTATTAATTATTGGTTTAACAAACTTAATTTCTCTTATCATTTCGGGAACTCCAAAATGAGGAACTACTCCACTTGCCATATCATAACCATTGTTTTTAATTACATCTACTAATCTAAATATATAATCTTCATTTAGTATAACATCATCATCACATCGCATTGTATATTCATTTTCAAAATCATCTTCATCAATTAATTTATTTCTTGCAGCACAACATCCAAATGATTGATTATTTCTGATTAACTTAACCTTATGTCCTTCTAATTTTAATCTATTAAGAATGTATTGTATGAAGTAACTACTAGCAATAGGAGCACCACTTCCATCATCGAGAATAATAATATCAAAACTCTGGTAAGATTGATGTCTTAAACTCTCTAAAAGTAATGCTAATTCTGTATGTCTATCTTTCGATGAAATATGTAAGGTCACTCTATTTTCCATTATAATATTTTACTCCTTTATCTTTATAAATATTTATATACTCAGGATTTCTTTCATAAAAACTAATCATTCTCTTTATACCTTCTCTTATGTCTACTCTTGGTTTGTATCCTAACTTTTCTATTTCTGATGTATCAACACTTACATGTTGAGGTTGAGCTGTCTCTGGAGGTAAGAACTCAACAGTACTTTTAGAACCTATTTGTTTTATTATATAGTTTGCAATATCTAGTAATGGAACACTATTGTTTCCAGATATATTGTACTCTTTATTTGGTTCTCCATTTAATGCTAATACACATCCATCAACAAAATCATCTATATAAGTGAAATCAAGTGTCTTTGTTTTATCTCCATATAATCTTAATGGCTCATTCTTAAAAGCTGCAGTAAGCCAATTATTAATAAGTCTACTCGTTTCATCAAACATAGGACCAAACACAGTTGAAGGTCTTATAATAACATACTCTAATCCATAACAATGACCATATGCTTTTGTCAATTCTTCTACATAGACCTTACTTGCTGTATATGGATTTCTCTCAGGAGACAATACTCTTGATGATGACATAACCATAATCTTTGGTATCTGATTATCTTTACAAAATTCAAGAACAGAAAAGATACCATCTACATTATTCTTATGAGGAAGAATAGGTCTTGCAATTGCTTCATTTATTTTACATTGAGCTGCAGAGTGTATGAATAAATCTATCTTGGGAACATCATAATCTTTAAACATTAAATCTACAATATCAAATCCTTCTCTTCTATCTATCTGCATAACACATTCATTACCATCATTCATAAGTCTATCTCTTAATGATTGACCAATTAATCCTCTGTTACCCGTAATAGCAAATTTCATTGTTTACCTCTCTGACTTAATATAACTTTCATCTCATCTCTGACTTCTTTACCTAATTCTATAAACTTATTTTGACCAATATCTTTAAAAGTGTTACTTTGAGGATTAGACCTATGACAAGTTAAAAGGTCTGGTATAAGTTTTACAGGAATATCCCATAATAATACTGCTCTCATCATCCATTGATAATCATTATACACTGTTTCCCAATATCCTACTTTATCTTGAACCTCTTTTGGTATATACCAACTGCTTGTTACAAACCATGAATGAGTAGGACCAAATAGAGCTGCTCCTTTATCATTCTCAGGAAATATAGAAAAGTTTAATATTTCTTCTCTCTCATTAATACTAATTGAGTTATTATGAAGAATATGACCTGGATATTGTTTTGCATACTCAACTTGAACTTCTAATTTAGTAGGTAACCATAAATCATCTGAACCAATAATACAAATAGCATCACCTTTAACTGCTTGTAATCCTTTATTAAAAGTATCAGTACATCCTGTATGTATCTTCTTTATAAATATTATTCTCTTATCTCTCTTTGCATACTCCTCAATTACTTCTATTGCTCCATCAGTACTTCCATCATCTACAATTATAAATTCAAAGTCTTTATATGTTTGACATAAAACACTTTCAATAGATTTAGGTATAAACTCTTTTCTATTCCAAGTAGCCATAACAACACTTATCATATAAATCTCCTATGAACAGGTTTCTCTTGTAATATATCTAGTCCTTTGTTATATTCTGCATATTGACAAATCTTACATTCTCTTCCATCATAAGTCTTTTGTTCTTCTAATAATTTAGGATATTCTGTCCAATGACATAAAGCTGTCTTCTTTCCAAAATCATGTTCAGGAGTAATTGCAAAATGTATTCCACAACAAGGTTGTATATATCCATCAACATCTATTACAGGATGAAGTAAAGGAACTCTACAATCTTTTCTTCCTTGCTCATTATTAACTCTCTCATTCCATACGACTTTGCTATCATCTAATCCTTTTTGTTTAGTTAAAAATCTTACTTTAGGTAAATGATTATATTCAGGTTCTCTCATATTACTAACCGCTCTTATGTGAGTTATTGAGTAATCTTGACTAAACTTAATCATATCTTCCATACTTCTACTATCATCAGTACTACCTATAACATAACTTAATCCCCAATCAACTTCATCTCCTCTTTTACAATCTATTGCTAACTTCTCTAAATTAATTGGTCTTGATGTAGTTCCAGATACTCTAATCCATTGAAGTTTATTTAAAACATCATCTGTTATTGTATGAAGATTAATACCATTTGTTACTAAAGCAACATCTATTCCTTTATCATGTATATAGTTTATGATACCATTTATTTGGGGATGACAATCAGGTTCTCCCCCACCACTTAAACTAATTGCTCTAGTTCCTTCTTCTTGTAACATATTAATTATTCTTTTAGCTTCTTCATAAGCCATAACCTTTGTTTTATCTCTTTTATCACAGAAGCATTCTCTACAATCTGCATTACAAATATTTGTTGGTATCATTGTTACGTGATATGGAACTATTTTACCTTCTTGAATAATAGGATTATGAAATAGTTTTACTGGAAATGTTGATGCAGATGTGAAGTGATTTTTCATTTTTCTTTTTTGAATATAAACATTTGATGTAATCCTGCAACAGGAACATCCATCACTTTATATTCTACTAATTTAAATCCAACTTTATAAGCTAAGTTAATCATATTATCATAACCTTGTGTATTAACATGTTGAGGAAGATTCATAACTCTGATATTTTCTGTTGCTGGCATATCAATATATAATATACCTCCTATCTTTAACACTCTATTCATCTCATGTAAAGCTATAAATGGTGCTATTGAATGTTCAAATATTCCTGTACATAATATACCATCAAACTCTCCATAATAAAAACATAGATTATGCATATCTGTAATAATTGCTTCATCAAATTGGCTATTATCAATATCACAACCTATAACTTCAAAACCTTTTTGTTTTAAATAACCAGTCCAACAACCAGTACCACATCCAATGTCCAATATTCTTTTACATCCATCAAACATACCTTTATTTAATCCATAATCTACTAGAGTTGCTAACCATGCAAATCCAGATGTATCACAACCTTGAGTTGTTATTTTATAATACTTGTCGAAGTCAATCATGCCCATTTGAATTTATCTCCATGTTTATTTTTAAATAATTGTCTATTCTTTTTAGTAGCTTCTGCTCTTTCAATTTGTTTACTTGCTTCATAATCATGATAACCAAAACACTTTCTATTGACAAATATTCTATAACCTTCTGCTTTAACTCTTTCATTAAAATCTAAATCTTCAAAATTACAAGGATAGAAACTTTCATCAAATCCATTTATACTATCCCATATAGTTTTAGTTGTAAACATTTGAGCTATTGCACATTCACTTTCTTTATAATCTCCTTTAAGATATATTTGGTCTAAACACTTCTCATCTTTATTACCACTCACATTTGTACAACAACTTATTAATCCTATGTTATATGAATGTTCAAAACAGTCAATCATACTTTCTAACCAATGGTTCATCATATAATAATCTGAATTAAAGAAACAAATATAATGTCCTTTTGCAACTTCTGCACCTCTATTAAATCCGCCAGCTGTTCCTAGGTTCTTATCAAACATATATATTCTAACAAATATATTAGAATATGATTGTTGAATTACTTCTAAATATTTTTTAATATCATTATCAGGATTATTACCTATGATTATTATTTCGTAAGGAGTAACATCTGAGTGAGTATTTTTTATTAATGTTTCAAAACTCTGAATAAACTTTTCTGGTTCTTTATATGCTAACATTATTATTGATGTTAATTTATTTTGACTCATTTTTCATTACCTCCATATATGCTGTATCTATATGTTCAATTATAACTTTACTATCATCATCTTCCATCCAACTACCTTTTAACTCATCACCATCTTTTTCATAACCTATCTTCTCTCTTTTTTTATCTCTTAATCCTTTTGTCATATGTCCGTAATGTTCTATGATAATATTTATAGCTTGTTTTGTTCTAGGACAGTTATGAGGAATACTACAACCATGTTTATCTCTTATATCAAACTTAAAATGACTAACTACTTTATAACATTTATGAACCATTCTAGCAAGTTTTAAATCTCCAGAACTATCATTAATCTTTACAAAATGTTGGTTATCATTTCTCATTTCAATCATTGGAAATGCAATACTAAAATCTGTACTATCATTAAGATAATCTTTAAACATATGTATAGGAATATATCTAATGTATTCATCAATATCAAGATTTAATACCCAATCACAATTCTCTTCTCTAGCAATATCAAGTATCTTCTGATAATCTCTACTCATATTTCTTTCTAAACCTTTTTGCATAAGATAATACTTTACTTTAGGACAATTAGTTAATTCATCAAATACATCAAAATCTGCTCCATTATCTATAACATAAATTTCATCTGCTATCTTTTCAGCACATTCCAACCATTGTTTAATAAACTCTTTTCCTTCTTTCACTACAAGTCCTATTGCAATTTTTGTCATTTTAAATATTTACACTCCAAAATAGCTAATGTTATTTTTAACTCTTCCGTAGAAATCTCTTCTTGGTTTGTTCCAATTTTATCTGCAGGACATTTAGCGTAATACCAATTTTGTAATTTTGCTGTATCATGCATCATCTTTTTTGATTGAGTTAAAAGTATATCAAATTCTTTTATAAGTGTTTCTCTTGTTGCACCCATCTTATTTCTTAAATATCAATAGTTGCTCGGGATATAAAAAATTCTTTGGAACATCTACTGGTATTAACCCCCTTTTCATAAATAAACTTAACCACCATTCTCTACTCTCTTTAATCTTATGAGTAGAGTCATTATCACAATTTGGAGTTCCTTTATATGGCACACTCACTAATATATTTCTCTTCATAAGTTTAATAATATTATCTACCACTTTATCAATATCGTTATAAGATATATGTTCTAATATATCATAACAAATAATTAGGTCATACTTTTTAATATCTTCATAATTTACAATATCTCCTTGAGTAACATAACCTTTACATAAGGAATTTTCTACTGCCCATTTACTTAATTCAATTCCCTTTGCATCTATTTCAATTGCTCTCATTGCACCAACTCTTGGTCCTAAACCACAACCAACTTCTAGTACATCTCTAGGATTAAAGAATGCTTTCCAATTAGTAGCATCCATAAAGTGTTTTATTTCAAGTCCTCTATTTGCAAAATATATTTCATCTGGGTCTATTCCAAAACTATTTAGTATATATGAAGGAATTTTACTTGATGGAAATTTCCTAGTAGGATATAGACCAAACAAATGGCTATAATACCAACTTTTTAAGTATTCAGGAGTATGCATATTACTTTTTTTCATATGATTTTCATATCTTTTTTTAATCTCCCACATATTAGGAATATAAGCTAAATGAAATATTGTAGTATCTGCACACTTTCCATAAAGATTATTCTTAGCAATTAAGCATGGGTGTTCTACTTCAGGATATTTATCAACTTCACTTATCTTAAATAATCTATTGGGAACAAAGTGAACGTCTTGTGTTGCATCCACTTTTCCCAAGTCCCCAATAAAATGTTCCATCTGAACTGAGAACACACCACAATGTTCTTCATTATGAAGATGTGGTAGTTGTATGAATGATTTAATCTTTTCGATACCATCATCATTAAGCACTTCATCTGCATCAAGAACTAAGCACCAATCATCTGGATAAGTCTTCTTTAAAAAATCAAGATAAAAGTTTCTCTGTTTACCATTCATACTTTTATCTTCTTGGTCATATCTATTAAATAATATATTTTTTTCAATTACATATTTATCAACTATTTTAAAAGTTTCATCTTCACTTCCACCATCTAAATAAATAATATCATCTGCATTTTTCACACTTTTCAGACACATTCCAATAAACTTTTCGCAGTTCTGACCCATAATGCATACTACTAACTTTTCCATATTTCCTCTGCAAGATTTCTCATTCTTTCTATTTGAGATTCATCCATATATTTAGTTTTATGAAAAGCCTTTGGTGATGTTTTACCTGCTTCAAGATACTTTGTAAAATCTTTATTAGTAATTGTTATATCAAATTGCTCAGGATTATTCCATATTGGAGTTCCTGGAAACGGTGTCATAATATAAAAGTCTGCTGATACAAGACCTTCACCTTTTAATAATTTTGCAAACTCTATTGTCTTCATAGCATCTTCTTCACTCTCATTTGGAAGACCGAACATAAAGAAACCTTTTGATTTTATTCCATATTTTGTCAATAATTGAACTGCATGATAATTGTCAAGAGGTGTCATATTCTTTCCTACATCTTTTAATCTATCACTTACACCACTTTCTATACCCATACTTGCCCAACTACATCCCACATCGTATAATGCTTTTACAACCTCTTCATCTAAACTCTTTGCTCTTGTAGTTACTCTAAAATTGATATCTTCTTTTCCAATTACTTCACATAATTCTAATGTTCTCTTTTTATTAACTGTAAAAGCATCATCATAAAAATAAACATCATTAAATCCATAACTCTTTAAATCTCTTATTTCATCTCTTACAAAATGATTTGAATGATATCTCATTTGTCTATCTTGATTAGAACAAAAGACACACCTATTAATACACCCACGAGATGTAATACTTGTTGCAGTTGGTCTTCCATCTTGCTTCATAGTATACTTACTCATATCAACAAGATGTCTTGCAGGATGAATAACTCTACTTATATCAACAGGTTTTGCTTCTACAATACCTTCTGTAATATTATTATCTACAATATAAGTCATTGCCTCTTCACCTTCTCCCTTAACAACAATATCAAAGTATGGAGTAAGAGTTTCAGGCATTGCTGTTGCATGTATACCTCCTACAACAGTTGTACATTTATTTCTTAACAACTTTCCAATCTTTAATGCTTGAGGATACATTGGAGATGTATAACAACTTATACCAGCATACTCAGGAGGTTCTTGCATAATCTCATCAACAAATCTACTATAACTCATATGGTCTAAATCCATAACTTTAACTCTATGACCATTATGTCTTAGAGCAGAAGCAATATATAATAATCCTAAAGGAGTTCTATCTCCATTATTTCTAAGTATCTCTTTACTACTCGGATTAATTAACATAACATCTCTTCGTATCATATTCCACCTTCTGCTAATGCTTTTAATCTTAACTCTTCTCTTATTTCTATTAATTCTTTTGATTGTATACACATCTGTTCATATATATTAGTTAATAATTGCATTAATGGTGTCAAATTAGTTCTATTACTTTTTCAGTCATTTTTCATTAACCTCCTTTAAAAATGTATCCCATTGAGGAATTATTTTATCCCAACTATAAAGATTCTCTACTTTCTTTCTTCCATGTTCTCCAAATAACTTTCTAAGATTTTCTTCTTTATATAATATTTCCATTGCCTCAACTGCCTTATCAATATCCATAATTCCTCTTTCAACATTCCAACTTCCTGTTATCTCTGTTGATATAGGAACTGGTATTCCACATTGACCATCTTCTATAATTAATTCATGAGTAGTAGTATAATCAGTAACAACAGATGGTATTCCGCAAGCTGCTGCTTCTATTATCGGTACCCCAAATCCTTCTCCTGATGTTGATAAGAAAAATACATCCATAAGATTATACACTTCATTCATTCTTTTATAATCAAATCCTTTAAAGAAATTCATACCACTAAATACAACTCTATTACCTATACCTAATCTTTTAATCAATTCAATACTATCAAAACAAGCTGCTTGGTCTAATGGGTCAGAGTGACAAAATAAAATAGCATCAGGATGTTTTTGTGCAAATAAAGCAAAAGCCTTAAACATCCTGTCTGCCATTTTACGACCTTGATTTCTGTAAACACTGCCTATAACAAACTTCCCTTTTAATCCCCATCTAGCTTTTAACTCTTCTCTTTGAAGTTTTGTTAAAGGATAATAAACAGAAGTATCAACTGCATGTGGTATATATGAAGCATTTATATTATGAATATCTTTCACTTGCTTTTGACCAAACTTAGCCATAGCAATAGAGTAATTAAACTTCCTTAATATATCATCACATCTTAAAGGAAGTCCTCCTTCACCATCAGAAGGAAAATAAAAGATACTTTTAGCAGGAGCAAAATCTTGTTGCATAATCCAAGGATATAACATAAAGGTATCAAGAAGAACTACAAAAACATCTGGCTTCAACTCTCTAATCTTTGTCATAATAATATCTTTACAATAACCTTCTCTACCAGCTCCATGTATAGTAAACTTTAACTCTCTATCATCTTCAAACTTACTTCCAGGTTTTAATGTTTGACCTAAATAATTATGAGCAAGGAAATGACATTCATAACCTAACTCTGATAATCCATTCAATACATTAACAGATATAGTTGAGTAACCTGTACAAATAAAAGGACTATCACTTAACCAAAGTATCTTCATAATTGAACACCTCTTGTTATTAAAATTCCTAATCCGGATGTTTGAATACATACTTTACAATCAATAAATTTTACTGCAATATCTCTAGGTATAGTAATTCCGTAGACATCACCACATTCATTATTAGAAACAATCTTTCTTATCTTATGATATCTAGAAGGATTATCTTTTCTATTACCACCTTTTCTTTCATCTATCATTGTTATCACTTCTTTTTAATTATATAATATTATAATCTATATAATTTATAAATCTATTGGTTTTTCTTTCTTTTCTCTTTTATTAAATTTATTTGATATAGTCCAACATTTTAAACACAATTTACATTTTGGTCCATCAGGTACAAACTTCTCTCCACATTTATCACATGTTCTAGGCAACCTATTCATAGTAAATTTACTTCTCATATTCTCTCATATATATTTTTGATTTATTATTTTCTAACATATGTGATACAATATATATTTTACTATATATATGATTATCGAGGAGCCAATTACATTTCTCTTTCTCTTCTTTACTTAAATACTTTGCATATTTTACTTCAACACCAACAACATTATAACCACCATGTATTCCTGCACCAAATCTTCTATAGCAAATAAAATCTGGAAACCCTCCAGAGTTCATCATAAAAGATTTTGTAAAAGGATTAAATAATGGCTTACATTGATGTTGCTCTTTCTTCTCTAAATCAACTTGATTTGTATTCTTAACTACAATCCATCCTTGTTCTTCTAACCACTTCCTAGCTTTCCTTTCAAAATCTCTTCCTTTTGCTCTACTCTTTTCACCTGCCATTTTGTTGCTCCTTATCTATATAAAACTTATGATAATATTCACATTGTCTATGCTCACAAACATTTGGTTTTAATACTACACCTCTATGACCATTAAAATCACAATATGAAATAAACCTTCCATTATAATCTTGAAATGGTCTTATATCTATAACCTTACTATGTAATCCATCTCTTTTATGTCTCATTTCTTATATATAACCTCATCATATTGTTTACACATCTTCATACAATATCCATCTTTCATTAACTCTTTACACTTAGGGAACATCAAATCTCTTCTTGTATAAAGATATTGTAATTGTCTTTCTTCTCTGATACAATGTATAAATTTATCCTCAGTAAGAAAGTCTTTAAGTAATTGTAATGTCTCTTGTTGAGTATATCCTCTTTCTCTAAGATAAATTATTATTATATATCTTTCCTTCCAACTACAATTTCCTTTCTTTAATAATTTTAAGATACATGGAGGAAAATCACTTATGGGAATATCATTTGATGTATTAACTTCTTCATAATCTACTAAATCGCTCATCTCATCTTTCTTGTCAAAAGGTGATAAATCAAATAACTTAGTACCTATATTATTATCTTTTATGAAATTCTGTTTCTTTGCGTTCTCTTTTATTATCAAATCTCCTTTATCAAATTGGTCTTTGGATAGAGGTATACAAAATCTTTTACCCTTTACATTATATGTATTAGGTATTCTTGCAAGTTGAGCAGGATTACCTATAACTTGTTTATCAACATTTAATTTAAGTTTATCTATAAAATACATTTGACCTCCTCTAATTGCTTCTTTAATATACTCTAGTTTTTGTATTTTAGTAAACAAATAAAGATGATATCCTCTTCCACTCATAACAATACAATGCTTTAAATCCTGCTCAAGTAGTAGTGTATGAAGCCGCTTAACCTCTTCATAAGCATTACAAGACTTATCATCAAAATCAAAAAAGAGACAATCAACTAATGCTGAATTATAAATTGGTTTACTATCATCTTTAAACGACAGATTCTCAAACTTATATATACTATGATATATAGCTTTCTTTCTTCCATTATATCTATTTAAAAATGTAAGATACTCTCTAAGATTTTTAACTACTATTCTGGGAGGTCCTACTTCTCTTGGGAATGTTAGATTAATCATTTTGAATATTTTTTGAATATAGAATTTAATTGATTAATGTTAAATGGTATGTATAATTTTTCTATGTATTCCACATTACATATATCTACAATATAATTTTCTACTTCCCTATTTCTTGGTCCTTCGAGACTTTCTGACTCAGTCTTTAGTTCAATTATTTTCTTTAAAAATATATTTACATCTGTTGGTAAATAATCAATAACATCTTTATAATTTTTAGGTGGAGGTTCTTTATTCACATCTATATATATAACACATGCAATACATCTAAGAATATAAATATATTTTTTTAAATTTGCTTTATCTGAACACTGATTAATATATTTATTAAAATTTTGTCTAGCCATTGATATGTAATGTTTTTTGAGTTTATATTTATTACAATCAGAAATGAAAATATTTTTTAACATTACTCTTATTGGATGTTCTAAATAAACAATATCACTGCTTAACCATTCCCAACAAGATGGATTTGAATCTTGCATGAGTCTTAAAAACTTCTTTAAATCCCATAAACATATATCATATTCTTTCTCATATCTAATATATGTTTCACTAATTTGCTCTTCAACAGGATTGATAGTTAAATAATCTTGAACATAAACTCCTCTAATATAGTAATCAGAATCCTTACTTTCAAATCCCCATGCTCTACTTCCTGATTCAATTGCAAAAAGTATCTTAACGTTATTTTCTTTCTCAAGTCTTTTTAATAATTTTCTTTCAATCATTTTAAATCCTCCTCAGTTATATTAAAGAAATGTTTAATCCAACCTATTAATGCTATTGCTGTTTTTTGTCCTTCTAATGGTATTTTTTCTATAAATTGTTTTGATTGTATAGAATAATATTCCTGTTTATTTGTAGTTTGTTCTAATAGAGATAAATCTATTAAATTATCTTTAGCACATTCTTTTATCCATTTAATTGCTTCCTCTTTTAATTCATCTGTTGAATAAACTTTACCTTTATAACCATATGTCTTTTCACCAAAATTTTTTAATGTTTTTAATTTTATCATAATACTTCTCCATAATAATAAAATGGTTCACCTGCTTTTATATTTCTTTGCGCAACACCATCTATTACAGCAGGTTTATTATTTTTATCAAACCAAATACCTTTTCTTATACTTGGTTGTTTAGTTTTCATCTCTTTCACACTCCTCTTTAAACTGACAATATTTACAATTAGACTTTCTTTTATGATATATGTTATTATCCATAGCATACTTTATCTGCTCTCTTACCTTATTAACATCAACCCACATCTTATTTATTTCTTCTTGATTAACTTCTTCCATAATTAATTTGTTTGCATCTATGAAGTATATTCCCCAATAACCTACTTTATATTTACATTCAATTGTCTTTTCAAATAACTCTTTATACAAAGCTAATTCAAATCTATACCTCCAAAAACCATATGGATTATACTTGCCACTCTTCCAATCTATTATAATTAACTTTCCATCTTCATTCAAGAACATAGCATCAATAATACCTTTCAATCCAATTTTAGGATTAGATAAACTTAGTTCTTGATACATTGGTTTAAATAAACTTTCATCAATCTTTCCATCTTTCATACACTTTAATATTCTCTTCCCTTCAAAATCTACAAAGTTTTGTATTTGTGATAAATCTTTTTTAGGTTTGATTATTGGTTTACCATCTTTGATTTCAACATCAATATTTTTATAGAAATTCTCTACCTCTTTATGAATTTGAGTTCCCCGTTCTTGTTGAGGAGAACCTTTTGATACAACTAAATCTATGTAATGCTTCTTCCATTTATATGGACACTCTTGAAATAATTTCACTTGACTTTTACTTAATAATCTTTTCATATTACCATAACTCCCTTTGTCTCATTATCTCATCTAACTCTTTTATCCTATCTTTCTTATGTTTTGAGATTAATAAATCTTTATATTCCCAATTTAAACTTCTAAAAATAATACCTACCTTCATATCTACAATTCTTCTAATCATTTTATTATAATCAATATTATAACCATCCCACATATACTTATCACTCTTAAATGCTATAACATTATCATTACCTTTAACATAAAGATATTTTATTTTATCTCCTCTTTGGATTTGAGCATTATGTTTCTTATTTGCTAATCTTGCTGCTCTTGCATGTATCTGATTACCATATTCACTCAAATTTTTTGATATACCTACTGGAAGACCTAATTGTTCTGGAGTAAATTCTGTTCTAACCTTTACTTTAAAATCCTCAATATACTTTCTAATCTTCTCCTGTTCTTCTTCATAACATATCATTCTCAATACTTCTTTTAACATTGTTCTACCCACTTCAGCATTATCACTTCTCTTACTTTCAAATCCGGTTATACTTAACTCATCAACATCTTTTCCATCTTTCCAAATAATTCTACCTGCATACTTCTTCTTAACTCCCTTTCCATCTGCTTTTCTTTTAAATAAAACAGTCTTAAACACTTTTTCAAATTCTAATTTAAATATATTATCTTTTTTATCTATATTAAACTGAACAAAGTAATCTTTAAAATATTCATTAATCTCTTGATTTAACTTCTTCATACATATTATATCATTACTATCCATTGTTAAAAAACATGAATCTGTGTCGCCATAAATTACTCTTAATCCTTTCTCTTCAAACCATCTATGAACTTCTTTTACAATATTCTGAGCAGCAAATGTTATACTTTGAGCAACATCCTTATTGTATAATCTAAACATCTTAAATCCTAATACTCCATAAAAACTATTTGCAATTACTTTAAGAGTATATTGCTCCATCCATAATGTTTTATATTCTCTACTCTCTCTATCTAAATCTTTCATCTTCTTACTTACTTCTTTTCTTTTCTCTAAAAGAGGTTTTACTATTGATGGAATTATTCCTAATTCTTTTTTATAAAAATATTTATCATACATGTTAATACAATCATCTGTTTTATAAGGAAGTATAGTCTCGTATGAAGTATTAAATCCAATCATAATACTAGGATATAGAGATTTCATATCCATAACTGCTATATTCTGATGTAACTTTGGTTCACTCTCTTTTACAAATGCCCCCTCAAAACTCTCACTATCACCATACTTTACTGATGGTAAAACTATATTATTTCTCTTTGCCCATTTGAGACAAAGACAATCTGCTATCTTTGAATTCATAAATACATCTTCAAACTTACAATAACACATTCTTCTTACCTCATCAAAGAAGTCAACTATATTTAATTTCTCATCTAACATAACCATGATTTCAATATCTCTTTTATTATATGCTTTAAACTTTTCATAATCTTCTTCATACAAACTATCCAATTCTCCTTTATATTTTTCCTTGCCTCCTAACTTTTCATACTTACCTATATAATCAAGAGACCAACTTTCTCTTCCCTCACCACTAACCATTTTTCTATAAGCATACATTAAATCAAATAAAACTCTTCCTTGCATCTTACATGGACCTGTTTTAGGAATAAAACATTTACCTTGCCAATCAGGACAACTCCTTGCAAAACTATCTATATTCATTTTTAATTTTGCAGCTCTTGATATGATAAAAGGAAAATCAAATCCATCTCCATTCCATGCTATAATCATATCAGGATTAGTTAAATGTAAATATTGTATGAAGGAGTTAATCATATCTTTTTCTGTAGTATAATCTTTTAATGAGAACTGTTTATATTCTCTTATGAAGTTATCATAACATCCAATCATTAGAATGGGATTATTTGCGACTCTTGGAGATTCATAACCTGTACTTGTTCTCTTTATTTCAATATCAAGATACATCTTTCTAATTGGTGATTTTGGTATATTATCAATCTTATCAATAATATATCTATTGACATAAACTATATCTCCTTCATAATATTCTTCATACTCACTTCTTTTTAACTTAACATATTCAGGACTAGATACAATCATCTTTTTTAATTTCTTTCCTTCAATACTTGTATGTGTTCCATTTTCATCAGGAACATAAAAATATGGTTTAAAATTATTGATTATTTCTATATGAGCAAATTTACTTTCATCTCTTGTAAAAGATATAATTCTACTTTTATCATTTTCTATTGTTATCATATATCAAGAGATTTTTGTTTAGTTTCTTCTTTTTTTAGATATAATTTATATTTATTATATGTTATCTTAAATCCATTCTTATCACACTCATCACAAAAGTCAAGACATCTTTTTAAATCATCTGATAATGGATAAATCTTATTTACTGTTTCTGTATATCTATTGAGAGGAATAGAATCAAGAAAAACATTCATCTTTAGTAGATGCCAAAGATTATGACCAATAAAATTTCTACCAATTAAAGATGGATTATTTTTTGCTAAATCATTATAGTCTACATGAGAACATACTGGGCAAGTACAAAATTGTTTTGTATAAATAAAATCTGCTGATGGTATCTGTAATGATGAGTTTAGGTCTATAGGATTTATGAATTCATTTACTCTTGTACCTTGTAATATTGTTGATGAATCAAAAGTAGATATTTTGTTTCTGATTAATATTATCATACGATAAAAAGAACCCATACCTAAAAAATGAACATATATTCCCCTCTTGATAAATGTTTCATATGCATGTCTTGCTGCTATTGCAATATAAAGATTATCTCCACCTTTTGTTCCATAAACTATTCCTCCAGGAAAATATTCACTATAATTACCAGGATGAATACCTTTTTCTTTGAATAAACTCATATTAAATTCTAATTGTTCATATGATTTACCTTGAAGAATATAACATAGTTTCTTAAACTCTTTTGGATATTTTGCTTTAAGATATTCAGATTGTTTTAAAGCTGTTTCAAAATTCTCTCTTATTGTTACTTCTGCTTCTTTATTAGTCATATAAATAAAATTAGTAAGACTACCTTCATTCTTTTTTTGCTTAACAGTTGGTTTATCAAAACTAAATATTTTACTCGCACCCAATTCTATTTGTCTTAGTAAACTTCCTTCCCAATCTAAATTACATGTGCCACTGACTACTTGAAACCCACCACTATCAGTTAATAAAAAGAGTTCTTCATCACTATCTTGTTTTAACTTTTCAATTTGTTCTTTTGATGATGTAAGAAGATTAATTAAAACATTAGGATAAATAAATGGAGATGATTTTTTCCACCAATGTATTTCAGATGATATTACATATGAATTTGAATGAACTGGAATATATCTACTCTCAAGTTTTGGTATTTTGATTTGCATTTTGAATATGATTTTATCATTTCTTTGAATAAAATTTTTTATTTTTCCAAATATTCTCTTCTATTTTTGAACCATGACATATTATATAAGCTTCACATAACCTACCATAATCAGATATTTCTGCTATCCATTCGTGCCTCTTAGGATGGGCTATACACTCGTTTAGAACCCTTATAACATCATTTACATCCCAAATATGATATAATCTATCTCTATCCATGAATTCTGGAAAACTTCTAAAATTTGGATAACATAAATCACATCCACAAATACTTGCTTCAATCACAGTCCAACTTACATAATCTTGTAAAGATGTATTAAGTTGAATTCTACATTTACATAATAGACTATAATATTCACCTTTTGTTATTCCCTCTTTAATTATAAATCTTGGTTCTTCTTTTGCATATGCTCTTATCTTATCAACCATTCCAGGAACATTACTTCGTAACACTTTACCTGATGTAGTAACATAAAATTTCCAATCAGGATGAGACCTTAAAAATCTTTTAGCAATGTCTAACATAAATTGAGGTTGCTTTTCTTTATCTAATCTTGATGAATAAACTATGCCATTAACATAATTTTGAGCTTTACCATGTATCCTTTTTCTTACTTCTTTTATTCCAAATGGTAAGCTTACTACATGTATTGGAGATTTAAAACCTGCTTTTCTTAATTGTAGTTTATGAATAGATGAACCTACAAAGATACCTCCATATTGATGACCTTTATCATAACCTAATTCAATAAATCTCATCCAGTGACGCATATCATATGTAAAGTCATATTCATCTACTGATTGAGCATGACACATACTATAAACTTTAAGTTTGATTTTATATAAATCACATGCATAAAATATTGCTTCTAATCCTGGTGTCCAAAAATCTTGAATATATAAAACATCTCCATCTTTTACATTACTTGCTCTAATCTCTTTTAAGAAACTTGCTACTTGAGTAAGACTATATATTCCTCTTCCTGTTGCATCAAGAACTGCACCAACTTTTATTTCTGTATCAATACTATCACCTTCAATAACTTTAAATTTATCTTGTTTTGATTTAAGATGATTTATTGCATCAGGCATCCAATGTTTACATAATTGTTCTGTATATCTACTCTTTAAACTCTCTAATGGAAAATACCAAATTGTTTTCATTTTACTTCTACATCTCCTTTGTATGCATCCCATTTATTTGTTTGAGACATACATTCTAATGTTGATACAAAAACATGTCTATCATCTTCTATTTTTATGGCATCAGTATAACTTAAATTACTACTAATATATTTATTTTTAAAAGTTGCTACTATATAAATATTGATATTAGTTGATATATCTTTTGGGATATCTTTTAAATTCTTTTCATTTACTTCAATTGTGATTAAATAATCTTGAAGAGCAAAGTATAAAATTGTTTTATAGTTCTTTATTTTTGATTGATTACCTGCTCCAAAATAAAGATGATGAATATTATTTGCTAGAATAATTTTTTTTATTGTAGATTTTGACTGGTCTCCTCGTATGAATAGAGTTCTAATATTTTTATATTTTCCTTCTTTTTCAAAACCTATCCAAAATTTAGTATTCTTTTTCACATCCATTTTCTTTGTCCTCATCTATACTTATTTTTATTTTTCTATTAGGATATTTACTATTAATATCTATATACAACCGGTCTGCTATACATTCACAACTTTTATTGTTTAGATTAGTTGTTGCTATTACAAAATCAACAAATCTTTTAAATTGAAAGAATTCTATATCTCTATCTTTTAATACACTTACTTCAATCCAAACTTTAACACCAAATATATGTCTATGTCTATTTTTTAAAAAATCTACATCTTTAGGTGCATTAGGATATGAATGATATCCTTCAAATTGAGTTGTTATCCAGATATAAGATGTCATTTTATTTTTTACTTATGAGATTCATAAACTCCTCTCTTGTTTTATTATCATCTTTGAATGCTCCTCTTACTGCTGAAGTAGTAAAGTCTCCTTCATCTCCCTGAAGCTTTGCACAAAAATGATTTGCATTTATTACAACAGCTACTCCCAATGGAGATACATTGTCATTTATCCAATCTGCTATTTGAGATGTTAATCTTTCTTGAATTTGAAGATGAGCTGCAAAATATTTTACTATCTTATCAATTTTATTCATACCAAGTAATTTATCATCTGGAATAATACCCACCCAACACTTTCCTAAAAAGGGAACAGTATGATGTTCACAAGTAGATATAAAGTTAACTTCTCTTATCAACATTTCTTTACTATGACCACTATTTTTAAATATAGTAATTGGAATGACATCATCATCAACTTTAGTATTTCGTTCTGCCTCATCCATAACAACTAATTTCTTTCTATATCCATAAAACATATTATTATAAAGTCTTGCTACTCTTTGAGGGGTATATGTGATACCTTCTCTTGATACATCTTCACCTATTTCTTCTAAAATTATTTTCACTGCATCTTCTACTTTTTCTTTATTCATCTTGAGTATCTCCTTCTTCTCTTCCCGCTAACATAAATTCAAAACTTATATTTTTATCATTTCCATTAATCAATAATGGTTGGTCATTACCATATCCAATTATAACATCTTTAAAAATACTCTTAATATCTTTTATATTGTTTATATAAGATATATCATAGTATCCTATTTCATTCTGACATTCAATCTTTTCTACATCAATCATATTTACATCTCCATTAATCATATGAGCTTTAGTTGATATCATTATATTATCCTGCCCATACAATTTACATATACTACTAAATTCTAATAATTCTTCCATCTCTTTGAAAAATATATCTGATTTTATTTTCCATTTTGATGTTGATTTAACATCTGGTAATGGTCTATCATCTTCAACTCCTACATAATAATTGAGTACAAATTTTTCATTTGTATTATTGATAGTCATACCATCTATTCCTGTTGTGATTGAAATTTCTTTTTTTCCCATTTTCTTTAATATTTTATTTAATAAATCTATTTTTAATGTATATGTTATTTCATCTTTTACTTCATACTCCTCAAACAAATCTTTTAAAATATTAATAACAATTAAACAATGATTTGAGGGATGTACTACTCTGATAAAAATTTTGTCTTTTTTAAATGTTAAACTAACTTCATCATTTATATTTTCAACTACTTTGAAAATACTTTTAAGTATTTCAACATTTTCTTTTATTTTTATCATAGTAATTACTTCATTACTTTTTTTTCTTATCTTGATAAGCTATTACAGAATTGATATATGAAACTTTTATACCAGTTTCTTTCTCAATATCTTCATGAGATTTACCTTTTGCTAAAAGCTCTCTCACAATCTGTGCCTTTGATTTTACCTTATCAACTTTTTCTTTCTTTCCTTTTTTCTCTGCCATGTTTTTTACCTCCTTATAATCATTATATGAATGAGCTCCTCTTGGTATGTATGCACCACATTTACATAATAAATACTTCTTACCTTTATTCACTTCATTCTCTTCATTTATCTCTTTACCACAATAAGAACAAATAGTTGTCATAATGATTTCACTTCCCATGGAAATACAATCCATGTTTCTTCACCAACTTTAAATGCAACAAAATAATCTGGTTCAGTTTTTGTCCAAATAGTTGAATAAATACAAGCTACTCTTTTATGTTTAATATTTTCTAATGTTTCTCCTGTATCAGAAATATCATCTACTACCAAAGTTTCTTTAGTAGGTTTTGTTAATAAAGGAAGATTTAAATGATGAGATAAGTGAACAGCAATAGGTAATCCTCCCCTAGGAACTCCATAAACACCATCAAACTTCTCTTTTCCTTTTTTTATTTTATCTACTAAATCATTTATATATAATTCATAATCTTCATAACTTAAATATATTTTTTTCATATTATTTTATTCAATTCACCTCTTTATAAATATCCATATACTAGATTATATAGTTTAAAATATTATCTATACATACCATTATAATTTGTTTTTATTCTCCATCTTAACACTTGAATACCATTAGTAGATGTATGAAGAAGTTTTGCAAGAGTTCTATCATTAATTATATGTATTTTAATTAACCATCTTTCAAATTTGTTAAAATTTTTATTTCTTCTACTACCAAATTTACCTCTTTCATAATTAAATCTTCTCCATTTATTTCTTTCTTCTCTTACTTTTGATTGTTTATTTTTTGGCATCTTGATTTAATTTCCTCTTTTTCTTTACATGAGACATAACAACAATTAATGATATTATGATTAAAACTAATATACTCAAGATAGTTCCGATATGTTCCATTATTTTATTTCCTTTCTTAATTTACATAAATCCATCCACAATGCTACTATCATTCCCACTTCAAATCCAATAATAAAAATTAAAATGTTTGATATATCTATTTCCATTATTTCTTTTTCCTCTTTGCAGAAATTTTTTTGCGAACGAAACGTACCCCACGATAGTCGACGGCGTCCCAAGAATACCAGTAAGAATCGAAGTCAGACCTGTACCAGCCACAATAGAAGCCAGCGACATAGCCTTGCTTTTTGTTTTCTTTGTTATATTGTTGAATATAAAAATCATCATCACTTGAACTTCCATCCATTTTAAGCAGTTTACTTATTTCTGGATTTTTTAGTATTTTTTCACATTCTTCTTTAGTCAAAAGCATTGATTCAAATTCTTCTCCGTAAATCTCTTTTAACTCGTCAAATGATTTATTTTTATCATGCACTTCTATTTCAACTTCTTTGTCAATCTCTGGAACATAAATATAACTTGATTTTGAATTTAGATTAAGTAATTTCTTTTTTGCTTTTTTCTTTTTAGTCTTTCTCTTTTCTTTTAAATCTACCTCTAATCTCCAAATGTCATGTTCATAATCATATACACAATTCACTAAAATATCTTTCGGACTATTATTGGTTATTACTATAGTTGGAGACATAATATTATACTCCTCTCTTATTATCCCAAATAAGAGTGTGCATACGAGGAGTAAAATTATATCCTTTCTTTTTACAGTATTCAACCACTTCTTTCATCTTACTTAATTGCTCTTCTCTTGTCTTACCTTCAGCCATAATATAAACCTTATGAGGGTGTATATCACATTCTTCTATTATCTTCTCCCACCACTTATCTTTTTTAGATTCATAAACAAACTTAAAGTTAGTATCATCGCTTATAGCTAATCTCGATAATATATCTTTATCTATATATTGTTTTTTTGGTGAACAATTAATTTCGTCAAACTCAAAAGGTATATCATTATAAAAGTATGTTCCATTTGTTTCAATATAATACCAATAATTTAGTTCCTTATCACTATTCAACTCATACATAATATTTTTAATATCTTTATAATGCATAAGAGGTTCACCACCAGTAAAACAAATATCTTGACAATTATATCCTTTAATCTTTTTAATCACTTGTTTTAAACTCATTTCTTTTCCTTGTTCTGCATAAAGACTATCACAGAACTTACATGCTTTACCATCTTTGATAAGATTACATCCAGAAAATCTTACAAATATCATAGGTTTACCTACTTGAATTTCTCCCTGCACTGAATAAAATATTTCTGCTATTTTCATTTTAGTATGTTCCATTCTATTTTATCTGCAAAATGTGATAAATATTGTATAAGTCCATTATTACTTTTATCAAATTGCTCTTTATTCAAACTTACTAATGCTCTTCTTTTGTTTATAGATATTAATATTTCATCCATCTTAACAAAATCCTCCATAAAACAAAATCTTAACTGTGAGAGCAAGACAACACCATGCTAATGTTTCTATGAATACATCTAAAGCATTAATTTTATGGTCATTTAACATTGTTATTAAACAAAATATCATAATCTTTGTTCCTCCTCATAATAAGCTATACTATCTTCAAAACTCTCAACTATTCCAACTCTCTTTACATCGGGATACTGAGATTTAACTACTTCATAAAGTCTTCTTGCCATATTTTCAGCAGATGGATTTTCATAACCCATACTAAAAGTTCTAAGACCTTCTTGTCTAAATTGAGTTCCATATTTATCTTCTGCATGATGTATGTATGAATGGTCCCAGTTCTCCATAATCCATTCTCTTACATAAGCTTTGAGAACACCAAAGTCTTCAACCATTCCATTCTTATCTAGTTCTTTACTTTGAATTTCAACTATTGCTGTTCCACCTTCACCATGTATGTTATTACATTTACCTATATAAGGTTTCATAAGACGATGTCCATATCTAAACTTTATTTCAATTTTTAAAGTATATTTATCTTTACTTGTCATCTTCAGCTTCCTCCACTTCTTCTATTAAGTCAAACATGCATTTTTGCTCTGATATTTCTTCAAAGATTGCTTTACAACTATCTTCCCATTCTTTACCATTTGCTAATTTCTTTTTGAGCTTAATACATTTCTGAATCTTAGTATATAAATTTAGTGGATAGCTATCGCTATCTTTAAGTTTATCAAGATTTTTCTCTGATAATCTAAACTTAAATTTAAATGTTTCATAAACACTTAATTCTTTACTTTCATTTGATATTTTTACATCCATTTTGATTACCTCCTATTTGATTTATATTGCCGGTGTTCTGAACCACTCTACTAACCGCTATTAAGCGAGTATGGGATTCGAACCCATGTCTCCGGCTTGATTATGATATATGTGATATATATGAATATGGTGGACCCGTTCGGACTTGAACCGATTTCAACACCAAATATCAGATTTTTTCAAATTCAATATGTTATGTTTTCAAAGCGAACCGACAACACTTTATTACATCTTTTCATTATGTAACAAATGAGTATTTATACCATTTTTAGCTCTTGTCCTTACAACAAGTGGAATACCATTATCCAACAGGCTCATGAGCCTGCCAAGAATCGAACTTGGAATGCTTATATTAGGTAATTGTAGCTGGATTTGAACCAGCGACACCAAGATTATAGGTCTTGTGCTCTTGACCACTGAGCTATACAATTGAGATAGATATCGTCTATCAGGCGGTCGGTTAATATATTGAAAACAGCTGCACATGGCATTTGTTATTTTCTGGCTGCTCCGGGTCCATATTAGTACAATATAGATAATCTTTGTTATCTATACATTTGATTTCTTGACTATTTTGATTATATTTGAACAAAAATAAAATAAAAAAAATAAAAATTATAATTATTCTTTTTGTTCTTTGCTCATTTCTTTTAATGATGCAATACCATTCTCAATTTCTACAATAACAGCTTCTTTATCTTTGATTTTTCTAGCTTGAACTTCTTCATATCTCTTGAGTTCTTCTCTAGCAACTTTTACCTTATCAAGATTTGATTGTTTCCATGCTACAAATTTTGATTCATAAGTCTCTTTATCTTCTTTCATTGCTTCCTCAAGTTCTTTTTTCATCCTTTGAAAATCAGATGTTATCATTTGAAGGTTAACTGTTCTCTGTCTTTCTCTATCTTTATACTTAATTTTATAAGTTGCTTCTTCATTTCTAATTTGTTCTTCAATAGACATTATTTTCTTATCTTCTTCGAAGACATGATTATCTTTTTCTCTTTCAAGATTAGCTAACTTCTCTTTCTCATTAACCTTTCTGTTATTGAGTTCTTGCATTATTCCATATCTACTTTGTGATTCTACCATTTTACTTTTTATAAATACCTCCTTTCATCTTCTTCATAATCCCTAAAAAATATTAACATTACAATAAAAAAACATGCTCCAATAGTTCCTAAGATACAGATAGGAGTACCTAATAAAGATAAGATAAAATGATTTTTTATAATCCATGCATCTTGTGCTATCCAATCAGACCTAGAACTGACAATACTCTCTGATGTTTCTCCATTAATATATGTTCTAAGATTATCCATTTTCTCATTATAAACATCTTTCATACTTTCAAAATTAGCTTGTTCTTTTGATTTATCTACCCAATCTTGAACAGATTTGGTTCTTTCAATAATTGCATCTAAATGTTGATATTGGAACTTCATACTATTACTAGATTTCTTAAATATAATTGCTCCATAATCATTACCTGTTAATCCCTCATTAATCATCGCTTGCTTTGCTTGAGTTAATTGAGTTAACATACATTCAGGAGTAAGACAATCTCTTGCATTATCCATATAACTACCTACCTGTCTTTCATATTCATAACCAACATAATAGCTATACATGATAGTCATACTTAATATTAGAATACATACTACTAATCCTGTTATTGCATATCTTTTTTTCATTTTTTCTTCTCCTTTATTCTTTTGTCTTTTTGTAATTGTAAGTTTAATGATTTAATTAAGTTTGTTATTATATGAAGCTCTGCTAAAGAATATCTACTAAAAGAGTTTCCTTCTAACATCCATTCATTCATATAAATATACAATTCAAATGTAAGACATACACTTTCTCCATCATCGTTTGTGAGTTCTAATTTATATCTTCTTTTGTTTGCCATTCTATCTTTAATCCCTTCTATTTCAACTAAATCTAATTCAATTACTTTTGTGACTTTCATTTTTTCTCTCCTACTTTAAGTAAATCAATTTGCTCTTTCAAAGTATTAAAATCAAGATTATTATATACTTTGCCTACCATCTTTCCAACAGGTCTTGCCTTTTCAACTACTGATATAAAACTATTATTTCCAGTCTTATCTATCTTCTTGTCATTATGAAGAACAAAGTCTAATTGATAACCAGTATTCTTTTGCCACTTTGGTTTAGTTATATTTGTAGGTTGTCCTGCTCCTGCATATACTTCTGCTTCTCTTGCAGTGATTACAAGATTACAATTCTTCTTTACCAATTTCCATATAAGACCATTATACAATTTGTTAATTGTTCCCCAATCCCATTGCTGTTTTAATCTATCAATAGGAGTAAGATGAAATACTTTTACCTTTGCATACTCTTGACACCAATCCCAAATATCAGATGCACTGTCCACAACTATTGTTCCTACATCCTCTTGAGCTAAAATAAAATCAACAGCTTCTGTTATCTTTTCCCAACTACTCACACCATCTTCTTCTGCTACATCAAGAACCTTTATATCTTTTCCTTCAAAACTATGATAAAGAGGACTTGCACCCATCTCAGTATCAATTATGAAGATTGGTCCAGGACAAGTAAGAGCAAAATGAGTTTTGCCAGTTGAGAAATCTCCATAAATACCTAACTTTAGACCTCTCTTTTCATCAACATCTTTTAAATCTTTAAAGATAATATCAGACTTTTGGTCTTTGTTCTCTTTCAAATTTTCTTTTTGTTCATCCCACATTCCCATCTTAAATTATATAATATTTGATTTATATATCTTTATATTCTCTATCATATATATTAAAAAATAAAATAAAAAAATAAATAATTAATTTTTATTTCTTACTTCTCTTCTCTATTATCTTTGTAACTTTAGTTGCGTTCTCAATCTTAGCAACAGGTATCAATTTATATACTGTATTGGTATTAGTACCTGATGGTTTGATTTGAATTGCATCTTCATATGAACTAGACACTGTTACAAAGTTATTACATCCATTTTGTAAGACTAGGTGTAATTCTGTTGGTTTTACTTTTACCTTTTTTCCATCACTTGATTTAACTAATTCTAAATTACATTCATTATGTGAGTTACTTAGATGTCCCTTATCGAGTGTATAATAATCACCATCACTATGTACACCTATTATTGTAGCAATGTCCCCTTCATTAACACCACAATTATTACCACTAATTCTTCTTACAGTATCTCCTACTTTAAATTTATTTGTCATTTTTAATTAATATTACCTCCTTTCATTACACTTCTTTCTTCATAATTTTTAATGAAGCATGATATTCTTTTCATCTTTTAGTCCTCATAAATAATTCTTTCTCAGGTCTCACTCTCCTTTTACAATAACCTCTATGAGTATCTGCAAATATGGCTCCACAAGTACATTCTACATTTGGATTATAATAGTAATCTATTATTTCTTCTTGTTTTTGAATTTTTTTATTTACCATATTTTTGCTTAAAGTAAGTATAATTTACTAAAATCCAAAGTAACTTGCTATTTGATATGTTACAAGATTTTCTAACACTCTCATCAATATATCCTATTTTTTTAAATAGTTTTATTGCTGGTAGTGCTATTTCATAATCTTTTTGAGTTATATCTGGTATTTTCATATTTTTTTGATTTCCTTATCTCCTCTCTTAATTTATTGATTATGAAGAATAAAATAAAATAAAAATAATTAGTTTTTATTCTCCATCATACTTGTCAAAATCATTATCGTACTCTTCATCATCACTATCTTCATCACTTTCATCATCAGAGTCTTCATCTTCAATCATCATGACTGTATCTGTGTTTACCATTCTTCAGGTACCTCCTTTGTATCAGTTGTAACATTTTCTTCTGTTATTTCCTCTACAATAGGTGATATTTTGAACTCTGGTATTGCATAAACTCCATAGACATTTAAGCTAATATCTGTATCTTCATCGGTGAGATTACCTACAACATCTTTCTTCTTTCCTTGAGCTGTTCTACCAACAACAATAACTTTACTTTGTTCTGCAAAATCAAGTTTTATGTTCTTTGGTACCCAACATGTAACTCCAGGAGAATCAAGATTTGTTATATTCTCTTCACTATCGATAACCATAATTCTACTTCCCATTTTTGTAGGTTCAAGATTTAATATAGTTACATCTCCGATTGTTATTGCAAGTCTATTATTGTTATCTTTATTCTTTTTATGATTTGCATCTAATTCAGATAACTTGACTTCATAACCACTACAGAATTTATCAATTAACTCTTTTACAGGAGGTAATTGTATTGATAAGTCTTCTTTGAAGGTTGTAAATGAGCTTGCTCTAAGATTTAACACTGCTCCATCAATTCCTTTGTCTATTGCTCTAAACCTTATAGGGGTAAAGAGTGGTATGTTTGTTTTTGCAACATTACCATTCATAGTCATTATGAAGAATGATGGTGATGAACCTTTTTTACCTGCAATTCCGTATACATTTCTTAATAAACTTTCTTGTTCAAGAGGTTTACCAAATCCTGCATAAGGTTTTCCATCTGCCCATACTTGCTTTGTCTCTAATGGGTTACCATTTTCGTCTGTTATACCTTGAGCTATTGCATGTTGAGGATTTTCTTTATACATCTTGATTGCCTCTGCTCTCTTTCTTTTAATGACATCAATAACATCACTTGCTCCAATAATCATTCCTTCAAACGATACAGCAGGACTTCTTAATAGTCTTCTGTATGAAGTTGCTAATTTTTGGAGAGCTAATTTGTCTTTGTCTGATTGAGAAAGAGTTGGATGTAATTTATTTTCCTCTTCTTTGAACTCATTGTAATCTCTCATAATCTCTTCTTCTGATAGTGATAGCTTTTCTATCCACAGTTTTATCATATCTTTTAATTCAACCATTTTATTTTTGTGACCTCCTTTCATCTATTAATGAATCTATAATATCATCATAAGTAATTTTCCTTTTAAATTTTTGTTTAAGTTCTTTGCCTACAAGTTTTAATTTCTTTATTCTTGTATTCTCAAGTCTTATAGTAGAATAAGTAAAGTCTGATAATTTAGTTTGGATATCTTTTTTTACCATCTTTCTATTTATAGAAGAGCATTTATAAATATTAATATTATTGAATATATATATCTTAGTTTATAAACTTATTATAACAAATATATAGTAGTTTATATAAGTATTTATAAAGATTAATTCTATTGTTTTTTTATGAAAGACAAAACTGTATATTATTTATTTGGTATGTGCATTTTAATTTTACAACTAAGTTACTTGATAGCAATTTTAAACCTAGATTTGTTTTCATATTTTGTTATTATGTTTTTAACACTATTATATGGTTTATGTTTTATGAAAGTAATGGAGGCAGACTAATATGAAAATAAAATTATGGTGTAAATTATTCGGACATGATTTTAGAGGAATAAATGTAGATATAGACAAGGAAGGATATAGAGTAGTTACTAGAACTAGAAGTAATGTATGTAGAAACTGTGGACTAACTAAAGAAGAAGTGTTTAAGGTGGTAATATGAAAATAAGTTCTGTAAGTATGACTCTTGGAGCATTATTGATATTATATATGTTTTTTATAATAAATTGCATAAACGACCATTGGAGTTATGCAAATAAGTATGTGATTTATGTAGGGTTAGGTGTAATCTTGGTCTCGCTTGTATCTAGTATATTTGAAGATAGGTCTAGAGGAATAAAAAAATGACAGAAGAATATAATTTAAAAGATGAGAGAAAGAGACTTAGACAGAGTATCATAATAGAAGATTTAAGTAAATATCAAATTTTAAATATAGTTGAGAGGCAGGATAAAGAATTTATAGAAAATCTTCTCACTTTACCAAATTTTAAAATAACTAGAGATGATGAAAAAGAGACCACTATTCATGAACAAATAAAAAATTGGGCAGGAACAAATTGATATGATAAAAGTAATAATAGGAAGTAAGTGTAAATGTATGGAATGGGTCATCTCTAATTCATATAGAAAACATGTATTGTATTGTAATATTACCGATATAAAAAATATAAAAATTATGATTGATTTATGGACAGATAGTAAAGAGAATATGAAGAAGTATGGTAAAGTTATATTGTATATGGATTTATTTGATAGAGATTTTAAGAGACTCGAGTTTAAGTTTTATAAAGAATTGTTGGAAGACTCTTCTGTTAACTTCTTCATAATAACACCCAAGAGGATTATTCTTGATAAGAAATTATGTAAGGAGGTTGTGTTGTTATGAGAGAAAAAATAAAGTTAGTTCATACACATGATGATGCCATGAAAGCATTTGGTATTAATAGGGTAGAGATGATTAATAAGTTAGTAGATATGAAAATATTCAAATGTGGTAAAGCAATCTCTTTAAGTATGTACTCAGAAGCTGTTTGGAATAATGATAAATTCTCAGATGAAGAAGTTGCATTATTATTGATTACATATGTAGACCTTATGAAATTTTGTAGTAAGTTATCTTTATCTGATGTGATAGATGAATTAAAGGAGAGGAAATTATAAATCATAGTCTGTAAGAAATTGAGGCAGGCTGGACAACAGATAATACCTCCTGAGAAATCCTGCCTCATTTTTCATAATTCTTATATATGTTTTTATGAGAAAAGACATATTCTATTTTATAATAATATTTATAAATGAGATATAATAAATTAAATGATGGTGACTAAAAATTTAAAAAGAGTTGTCAAGCTTGGAGGAAGCCTTTCTATTGTTATTGATAATAAGATTGTTAAATCTAATGGTATTAGAGAGGGATATTATGTTCTTTATGATATAAAAAAAATTTATGATGAAAATATGAATGAAATAAAAGTTGGAGAAAAAGATGGTGAAGGAAAAAATAAAAAATAAGAGGATTGTTATTAATGCAAAAGATTTGCTTGAAAAAGAGATACCTCCTGTTGAGTATTGGGTTGAAGATATTATACCAAAGAAAGGATTAGTGTACTGTTTTGGAAGTCCTGGTAGTTTTAAAACTAATTTTTTAATGTGGATGGCTTTGAAAGGATGTAATGGTGAAGATGTATTTGAATTTAAGACTAAACCTTTTAGGACTCTGTGGTGGGATGAAGAGAATAGAGAGGTGGGTATGAGAGATAAGTTGAAGAAGTTATCTATTGGTATGGGTATCGAAGAAAATATTGAGAATATACAAATTGTTGTATCTGATGATTTTAATGTTTTGTTACCTGAATATATTGATGTGTTGGAGAAAGAGATTATTAAGTTTAAACCTGATATTGTAATTATTGATAGTATTGCAAAGATTTTTCCTCATGATGAAAGTGATTCTAAGTTTGTTAAGAGAATTTTTACTCAATTGAATCCATTGATAACTAGACATAATGTGACATTCATACTCATACATCATGCGAGAAAGCATACATCGTTTAATGGTGTTAAGCAGATGAGTAGAGATATGGAAGATATGAGTGGAAGTAGAGAATTTGCAGCTATGGCAGATAGTGTTTTGTTAGTTGAGAAGTTGGGAAGTGGTAAGTATATGTTAAAACAGGTAAAGAATAGGTATGCAGATGATGTATATAGTGAAGATTTTGAAGTAAGTGGAGATGAAGGAGAGATTGTTGTGTCTTATGGTGGAAAATCGAAAGATAAGTATCTTTTGAAGCAATTTGAGATTGAAGATGCTATTATGAATTGGGTAAATGTGGAAAAGTTAGATGTTTTTGAAAGAGGACAGTGTATTACTGCTATGGATAAGTTAGGATATAAGAAGAGTAATGTTGATAAAGCTCTTAAAAATATGCGTAATAATCGTTTAGAACATCAATATGGGATTTACTCACTTAAAAAGTAGATTATCTAATTAGGATATTTTTAACTTTGTATCAGAGGTTTAAAGAGGTCTTTTTGATTAGTTTTGAATCTTATATAAGACCTAAAATAGCCCAGTTTTTAAAGTTTTTAAGTTTATCTATTATAATATAAATTAAAAACTATTTTAAAAACTAGGTTTAGTTAAATAACAAGAGAATGATATAAACCCCCTGGAGAGGGGGGGTTATATAATCATTCATTTCTTAACTTTTTAAAATATCGATTTAAAAACTCTAAAAACTTAAAAACTAATTATTAATTAATAATCGCTGATGATATTGATTATATATTTTCTTATATAATAATAGGGTGTTTAAAATCCTATTATCATATATATTCTATTATATATATTCTTATATAAAAAGATATATAAAGGCTGAATATCTATGATATTTATGAAAGATAAAATAATAAGTCAAGATAAGGGAATAAAGGAAGAGAAGAGAGATAGTAAAGAAATAGAGAAAAACTCTTGTATTGACCGTTTAAACGGGTCTAGAGAGAGTTTAAAGGAGAATAGAAGATGATTAATTTGTTAGATATCTCAAAAGAAGACTTTATAGCTTATGAAGAAGTAAGGGTATCAGGGATTACAAATATGTGGGATGTTGATGTTGTGATGTTAGAGAGTGGGTTGGATAGAGATAAGATTATGTGTATTATGAAGAATTATAGTAAATTGATGGAAGTGTATCCTGGAGTAAGAAAATGATTAATTGGAATGTTAAGTATAAATGGAATAATGGATTAGAGATTATGAGAGTTATATTCATTTTTGAAAACAAGAATGAAGGGGGTTCCATAACCCCTTCTCTTCAAGATAAACTTTTAGAGGTTTTGAAATGACAACAAGATTTTATGCTTTAAAGAATCATCATATTTATTGTGAAATAGATGTTTATCCGTTTTCGGAGAGAGCGTTAGATAAATTATGTGAGAGAGAAGGTTTTGATGGATGGATTGTACTTGATGAAAAAGGATTTTGTGTAATTGGAGGATTTAGATTAATATGAATAGATGTTGTTTATGTGGAAGAAAGTTTATTGGTTATGGAAATAATGCTCAACCCGTAATGGCTGGAAGATGCTGTGATAAGTGTAATGAAGATGTGGTATTGCCTAAAAGATTGAAGGTATTGGAAGAGCAGAATAGAGTAAATGTTGAGAGGATATATAGATGATAGCAGAATACCAAAATGCTTTATTAATGATGGTAGTAATTCCTTTTGTATTAGTTTACATAGTTCTTATGGTTAAATTTTTAAATTGGTTAATGGAGAAAATATTATGATAGAAGAATTTAATTTAAAAACAAATATTGGGAAATTACCTAGTCAGGGAACTAAATCATCTGAACCAAAGAGTAAGATGAATTTAAGTCCTGATAAAGAATTTAGTTTAATTGAGAGATTAGAACAAGCTGTTGGAGATTGTGATAATGGATGTATGGGTCCTGTTATAGATATTTTAGACGATTTTATAAAAATGTTAGAAAAGAGGGTTATAGGTGCAAGGATGTATGCTGATATGGATGAACCAGAATTTTGGGCTTCATCAACAATATCTTCTGATGAAGCAGAGAAAAGAGCAAAGTATCTTGAGGAATTTTTAGAAGAAATATATAAATTTGCAGGAGATAGATTTAGATGACATCTGATTTAAATGCTGCTCAAGAAGATTTTGTACTTGAATTAGAGATGGAAGAATGGAGAAATAAAAGAGATGAGAGAAGAGTAGAAAATGGAGAAGCTCTTTGTGATTGCTGTGGTAGATGGTTTAAGGAAGAGGATATGGTTAAGGTTAAGACTACTGATGATTGGAGAGCTATCGGAGTAGAGAATGTATTTGTATGTTGGGAATGTAAAGAGAGTATGGAGGATATTGATTAAGATGAAATGGCTTTGTAAAATATTTGGTCATAAATGGAAAGGGTTTTGGTATGAAGTTAAGTGTCATAATTGTAATGGTGATGTGTTTTATTGTGTAAGATGTGGTGCTATTAAATGTGGATGTGGAGTAAAGATAAAATGAATAATGTAAAAATAATAGCAGTATGTGGGTTGGTTGTATTTGGATTGGTTATACTCTTATCACTCGTTGACTTAGCTCCTTCATACAATACTAATGTGGTATTAATTGAGCAGGGTAAGATTAATTTAAATTCATCTGTTGATTATGGAGAGATTAATGAGAGTAGGATTATTTATGATGAGATAATTGTGATTGCTCAAGATGTTGCAAGTTCTCATACATATAAGTTACATGATTATGATTGTACAAATTTCAGTATGGACCTTGTTGATAGATTGAAGGGAATTGGTGTAAAAGCTGAATGCACTGCAGGTAATAATTGGGATTTTAAAGATTATACAAATCATACATGGGTATCTGCATGGGTTAATGGGACTAGAATTGAGATTGAAGCGACAGGTGGATATATTATTAGTTATGAACAGTATAAGAGTTATGAAGTAAATTGGGAGAACTATTGTTGGTGAGAATATGATGCATAAAAAGTTTTTTCATAGATGTCCTGAATGTGGATTGAAGGGATGTTATAAGTTTGAGAGTATGGATATGTTAGGTAAGATGTATTATTTTGTGAGATGTAAATATTGTGATTTTATGGAAGGTGTTGATAAAGAGAGATTTGATGAATTGTTTATGAAAGGGGAGGAAGTGGAAGTATGATGAATGATACTATTGATTTGATTTTTGTAGTGGGGATATGTATATTCTTTTATTATTTAGGAAGATATATTGAGAGGAGGGACAAATAAGATGGTAAGAAGTATTGATATTTTGAGTAAGGCTGATATTCAGCAGATTGTTAGAGAAGAGGGAGATAAGATTAGAGAAGAGAATTATAAAACTCTTAATGAGTTGAGAGAGAGACAAAGGATATTAGATGATGAGATAAGAGTATTAAATAGTAAGATGAAACTGTAATGGGATGCTTATGTCAATATTGTAGGAAGCCTTTGAAAGGTATTACTCCATGTAGCTGTGGGGGGATTAGTAAGGATAGTGATATTTGGAATAAGACGAAGAGGAAGAAGATTAGAAGGAGAAAGGAGATTTATGGCATCTAATAATTTTGTTGGAAGAGCATTTAGGAGAAAAAGAAGGAGAGAATGATGGAGAATATGATGGAACAAAAAAAGATAAAAAAGCTAATTAAAAATAATATCCAAAATTGTTTTGATTGTCCTTACCTTGAACACGATGGACATTATGATAAATGTCAAGATAGTGGGCATGATTGTAAATTATCTGGAAAGAGAATAATTAATGATTGGAATTGGGATAATACTAATAATCCTAAGAGACTTAATAAAAAAATGAGAGGTATTCCAATTCCTGAGTGGTGTGAATTAGATGATGATAAAATTAAAAAACAACTATAAATAACCATGGTGAGAATAACTTATACTAAAGATGGAAAAGAAACAGTAATAGAATGTACCCCTCAAGAGTCAGTAGACTGGGCTAATAAGAGATGTAAGATTTGTGATAGGTTATTGAGTCATAAGACTATAAGTGGGTATTGTATAAGTCATGTTCAGAAGGGTAAACTTAATAGTGGTAAGATGTTACACCTTTTTTCAATCCCGAATAATGCAACACTCTTAAAACAAAGAGTTTGTCCTTCTGATAATAATATAAAAAGAGGTATGAAAGATGAGAGGTAAATATGAAAAGATTAAAATAATGATAAATAGACTGTCTTTAGTTCATACTTATAATGTTATAAAGTCAGACCCTTTAAAGACATGGGTTGTAAGAGATTTTCATAGTGGTGGTAGTAAATTTGCGAAAACACATTTACAGGTGTTAATTGAATTAGGATTAGTTAAAAAAGTTGATGTATATGTCGATAGAGGTGTTTATCATAGGCAAAGAGTGAGTGTGAAAGGATATAGGTTAATTAATTTGAAAGGAGGTGAGAGAGTATGAAGATAGAAATATTTAAAGAGAAGAAGAAATCTAAGGAACCTGAAAAAATTGTAAGATTAAGACTTGTTTATGATGGAGAACTAGTAAGATTACAAGCAGTTGATGAGAATGGAGATAAAGATGGATTTGGTAATTTGTTAGTATTTTATCCCAATGGACGTGTTAGAAAGTGTGGTTGTATAAGTAAAGATTTGGGATTTGATTTAGATGAAACTGGTCATTTAAAGTTTTTTCAATGAATAATGATTGTTTTTATTTTTGTTTTTTATTCTTCATAAATCATACATTGAGACATTATGAAAAAGTATTATGTTAGGATTGATGATAGGGAAAGAGGAGAGAATCTTGGATACTTTGAGAAATATGGATTGTTGCCTGTTAAATGTAGAATGAGTGTTGGAGATTATGTTTATGAAGATTTGGTTTTTGAGAGAAAGACTATGAATGATTTTGTAGGAAGTATTTGTGATGGGAGGTTGAAGGAACAGAGAGAGAAGATGAAAGTGTATGAGGAAAGAGTTGTGATTGTGGTAGGGAAATTTGATGAGGAGGTTCATCATATTCATAAACACTGTGTATTGGGTATGATGATTTCACTTCAGATGAGGGGGATTAAGGTTATTTGTTGTGATAATGAAGAGGAAGGTGTATGGTGTATGAGGAATTGTATTGAAAGATATGAAGAGGATACAAAGTATTTGCATATTTGTTGAGTTCTGTGGGATTTGGGGGATTTGTGAGATTATATAATTTATAAACATATATTTAAATATATTATTAATTATTAATTAATAATTAATAAGGAGATTAAAGATTTTAAAAATGGTGGTCAATACTAGGGTGAGAGCAGTCAGCTTGAAGATAGAACAAGATGAATGGCTGAGAAAGCAGAGAAGAGATTTTAATTTTAGTAAGTACTGTCAGGATAAATTGGATGATTATATGAAGATGATGGATGGAGTAAAGATTGAGGTGACTGGATAAAATGGTTATGAGAGATTTGACTGATGAAGAGAAGAAGTTCTGTGAGAAACAAGTTGTTAGATTGAATGAAGAGAAAAGTCAGTTGGAATGGCTTATAGAGTATAATCAACTTATGTTGAATAAGGGATTGAGAATGAATTATGAAGCGAAAGTGAGACAAGTGAAAGAGGAACAGAATGTGATTGATGGGGATTTGAAGATTACTTTGGAGAAGATTAGAGTGTTAAGAAAACAGATTAAAGAGGGTGTTGAGGTAAAGAATATGGAGGATGTTCCTGTTGGAATTAATTAAGATGAGAAAAATGTTTTGTTTGTATGAGTGTATGAAAAGGAGGTATATGTAATGGGAATTGAAAGAGTACCGACTGAAAGTGAAAAGAGAGAGTATAAAAGTGTAGGCAGTGCGACACCAAAAGAAGTGTTCTTAAAACAGATTGCTATTATTGAGGCTAAGTTTACGAAGGAGCATAAACCTTTTGATGGACAATGTGCTAGGCTAGATTTTCAGGATGAGATAAAGAGAGTGGAGAGAGAAGCTGAAAGAAAGTATGGATATGTTAGAGTGGAGGATTTACAGAATTTGAAATTTGAGAATCTTGAGAAGTATGGAGATATGGATAGATTTGAATTTGATAGAGATGATGAAGATATTGAATTTATGAATGTAAATGGAGTAAGGACACCTACTGTTGTTGGACATACTGTTGCTTGGAAATGTAAGGAAAGAGGACATGGAATAAGTGTGTTCATGCCAAATGCTGTTTATGCTGAGTATTTAGCTGGAAAGAAAGGAGGTAAGTAGTACTATATAGTTAAATATATATGTTTTATTATTATTGTTTTTAATATATATTTAATAGTTAGTATTGTGTAAGTATATGAGTGAAAAAGATTTGATTGATATTTCTAAGAGACCTGATTTTAAGGAGTTGACATCGAGAGGTGGAAGTGTCAGAAGTGATAAAAAAAAGAGAGCAAGACTAATTCAACATTCTGCTCAAGCAAAATGTAAGAATTGTAATTTAAAATGTGATTTTAGAGAAGCATGTTTGGTGAGAGACCCAGAATGTCTTTGTGTAGTTCCATTTATGAGAGCTGATGCTATTACTGATGGAAGTAAGGTGACTGAATGGAATGATGAGAAGATTAAGAATTATTTAAATAAGTTGATTGATATGTATGCTGAAATTATGATTAAGAACCCTCTTTATGAAGAGAAGGAAGATAGTAAGAAAGATGAAATGGTTAAAGTGAGAAGGTTGAATACTATGTATAATAGATTGATTGAGATGAAGCAAACATATAGTCCTGCAACTCAAAAGAGTGTTAATGTAAATATGAATATTGATTTATTTTCTAAGCAAATGGAAGAGTGGAAGAAATCAGTTCAGGATATGAAAGAGAAGGAACAAGTGATTGTTATTGATGAGAGGACTAAAGAGCAGAAAGAAAAAGATGAGGTGAAAGATATTGCGGGGTAGATTAGCTTGGTTAAATCACTCGCCTCATAAGCCAGAGAGCATTGGTTCAAATCCAATCCCCGCAATTTTAATTTTATGGTACATGGAAGAATAAGTCAAGGATATATAGATTATTTAAGAAGTGATGATTGGAAAGAGAGAAGAAAGATTTTGATTGAAGAAGCTGGTGGAATGTGTCAAGAGTGTGGAGCTACTAAGAATTTACAGGTTCATCATTTGAAGTATGATAATTTAGGATTTGAGGAGTTGGGTGTTGATGTTGAAGTTGATTGTAAGACTTGTCATAGAATAAAGGAGCTTGAAAAAGGAAATGATTTATTTGGAGAGTATAATCAGGAGATATGATGGAAAATAATGATGTTAATTGTGTATCACTTATGAATAATGGACCTTATGTTGAGCATGAAGTGATTGAGTTTTGTAAGTTTTGGATTAAGGATGGATTAGAGAGTATTGGTGTTAAGAAGCTTCATAATTATCAAAAAGTATTTTTAATTGAGTGTGCAGAGAAGAAGAGAATAGTTGCATTATGGTCAAGACAGATTGGAAAGTCTACATCTATCAGTATGTATTGTTTGTATATGGCTTTGACTGAGAATAATTTTAAGATTGTTATTATTGCTCCTACTCAAAGACAGAGTGGTGAATTGTATAATAAGGTTAGGAATATTGCTGAAGGAAGTTGTTTAGTGAGAGATAAGATTGTGACATCTACACAGACAGAGATGACATTTATTAATGGGAGTAGAATTGTGTCTGCTCCTGCTGGACCTATGGGTGATACTATAAGAGGTTTGACTGCTGATGTGATTATTATGGAAGAAGCTGGAGGTTTGAAGAATAGTATTGTTAATGAGGTTATTATGCCTATGATTGGTAGTAAACAAAGTTATGGACAGAGTATTAAGATTGGAACACCTAAAGGAAAGAATCATTTCTGGGAAAGTTGTTATGGTAAGGATACGAATTATAAGTTGTTACATTTTGATTGGAAGGTTGCTATTGAGGCAGGTCAGTATAAACAAGAGTTTATTGATGAGCAGAGAAACAATTTGACAGAGTTACAATTTGCTGCTGAGTATGAAGCTAAGTTTATTGAAGATAGTGATTGTTATTTTAAGACTGAGTTGATTGATAGTTGTATTGAGGATTATCCTATGGCAGATGTTGTTGAGAAGAGTACATATTATTTAGGAGTAGATTTTGCAAGGATGGGTGAAGATAGTTGTGTAATGATTGTTATTCAGAATAGGAGAGGTAAGTTGTTTGTTAAAGATATTATTGAGTTGAATAAGAAGAAATTGACTGAGGCAGTTGGTCATATTAAGATGTTAGATATGAAGTATAATTTTCAAAAGATTATGTTAGATAGTACTGGATTAGGTGCTGGTCCTGGAGATATGCTGAGTGAAGAGTTGGGAAGTTGGAAAGTTGATTGTGTTACATTTACAAATCAGTCAAAGCAGGATATGTATAGTAATTTGAAGAAGGTTATGGAACAGGGGAGATTAAAGTTTCCTATGAACAGGAAGATGTATTATGAATTAGTTGATTTGAGGTATGAAATAAGTAGTTCAGGAAACTTAAAGATACATCATCCTGAAAGAGGACATGATGATTATCCAGATGCTCTTGCTTTAGCAGTGTATAGCATGTATGAAGAGGATGTAGTTGCTGAATATGTACCTTTCATAAGATAATTTGAATTAAAGTGATATAAAATAGTTATATTATATAATTTATAAAAATATATTAATAAAGATTGAGTTGATATGATTATTATGAAAAAACTGGTGATTTATTATTGAATATGGGAATTTTGGATTACTTTAAGGAAGATAAGGGCACAATAGAGAAGAGTTATGAAGATGGTATAGAGTATAGTCCTAAGTTTTTTGTTAATGAACAAGAGGCTATTAGACAGCAAGTTGCATCATCAGGTAATTTTTTTAAAGGAGAAGTTGAGCAGGATGAGAAGAAGTTTCCTGTTATGTTAGGAGAAGAACATCCTTTTGATTTTGCTGTTCCAGAAGGAATATATAGGAAGTTTGGATTAGTTACTGGAGTTATAGATAAGTATGTAGATTTTGTTGTTGGTCCTGGATTTTATGTTACATGTAAGGATGAGAGAGGAAAACAAATCATTGAAAATTTTATGGTTGATGTTAATTTTGATACTTTACTTAGAGCATGGGTTAAAGAAGGATTAGTAAAGGGTAATGGATTTATGGAGATTGGTGGAAGTAAGGATGATATACCAAAAGGATTGAAAGTATTAAATGCTGATTATATGTATGTGAAGAGGGATATGTATGGTGTTGTTGAAGGTTATAATCAGTATACAGGAGCATTTAAGAGATTTGATAAGAAGAAGGTTGTACCTTTTGAACCATATCAAATTGCTCATATCGGATTTAATAAGATTGGAGATGATGCTTATGGATTAGGTGTTGTGTATCCTGCTCTTTGTTCTATTAATTATTTGTTACAAATGGAGAAAGATATGCATATGATTATGAATAGGAAAGCTAATTCTCCGTATCACATTAAGATGGGAGGTGTTGTCGGAGGTAAGTATTATAAGCCTAATCCAGCAGATGTAACAAGAATGGGTAAAGACCTTGAATGGTTGAATAATAAACATGAATGGACAACTGATGGATTAACTGATATTAAGGTTATTGATTTTGGGAATATAGGTGATAAGTTTGATTCTGTATTAAGGTATGATATGGATATGTTGATTTATACTTTTCAGGTACCTGCAGTATTATTGGGAATGGCTAATGTTGCTGAAGGATTAGCACAAGTTCAATTAGATGCATTCCAGAGAAGGATACAATCATTGCAAGCAGAAATTGAAAAGGTTATTGAACAAAATATATTTAGAAGAATATTATTAGCTAATGGGTTGGATGTTCATGTTGAATTTGAATGGGGTCAACCATCAGATACAGAGAAGAATGATAGATTAGTAAAGTTGACTGAGATTATGAAGTTACCTACTGCATCTCAATCATTCTTAAAGTTAGTTGAAAAAGATATGGTTCAGTTATTAGGATATGATGAAGATGAGTATGAAGTTATGAGTGGCGAAGAAGAGAGGAGAAGAGAAGAGGAAAGACAAATGCCTTTAGTTCCTGGTCAGAATGAGAGTAGACCTCAACCAGTGAGAAGAGAACATTATAATTGTGACTGTGATAAACATATTGAAGAGAGTTTGGATTCATATAATACAATGAGTGAGTGGCTCGGCTTCAATTATGAACAATATAAGAAATGGATATTGGAAGAAGTAAAGAAAGATGGATTTGATATGATTAAGGCAAGTAATGTTATAGAGCAGGATGCTGGATATCTTACAGACCAACAGGTATTGGATTTAAAGAAAGTATTGTATAAGGGATTTAAGGATGGTAAGAGTATGAAGGAGATGAGTAAGTTAGTTGATAGAAATGTTAAGCCAGGAAATCTGTATAAGTTAAATGAAAATGGTAAGTTAGTTATGAATGATGATGGAAGTAAAGTACTTATGAGAAGTTCTGATAAGAGAAGTATTGGTATTGTACGAAGTGAGGTTACAAGGTTAGCTAATCTTGGTGCTGAGAAGTATTATGCTGATAATGGAGTAACTAAAGTTAAATGGATTGCAAGTGTTGGAACAAGGACTTGTCCTGAGTGTGAGAGTTTAAATGGAAATGTGTATGAATTGTATGGTCATCCTCAAATACCACTTCATCCATATTGTAGATGTACATTAGGTGCAGTTACAGGGATAGTTTAATATGGCTCAAATTCAAGGTAGTGCTGGTTATGGAAGTGGAGCTAATACTGCTATTGTTAATGATATTGGACAATTACTTGTTGCTGGAAGTGGAACAGGAAATATATTTGTTATGGGAACTGAGAATTCATTTACTGGTTCTATTATTGCAAATGGTAGTTATGTAGGAACTCTTATAGATGTAAAAGATTATGCTACTATTTCTGCATTAATCAATTCTAGTAATACTGGTTCATTGTTTGTTGATTATTCTTTAGATGGTGTAACTGTTGATAGGTCGAGTTCTTTAATTGCAGTATCAGGACAAGGTATTTATCATGCTGTCACTCCAAGAGCAAGATATGCAAGGTTTAGATTTATGAATGGTGGTAATCTTCATAATCCTTTTAGTTTGCAAACTATGTATAGTTCGATGACAAGAGGACAATCTTGCTTGCCTGTTATTCAACCTGTTACTGATTATTTTACTTTACTTAGTACTAGAGCTATAATATCTGCTAAGAAGCCTGATGGGGTGTATACTAATATAGATGCTACTGCTGGAGGTAATTTGAAAGTATCTGTTGAAGATTGGGATAGTGCTGTTGGTAGTGTATGTGTATTGGGTGTTAATGGTAATCTAACTCAAGATAAGTCTTCAGGTGATTTATCTGTTATAACTCAAGAGCATCATGAAATACATGATGGAAATCATTTTAATGTAAGAGGATTTACTACTTTACCCACAAGTGGAAATACTATTTGTTTTGGTGTATTAACTCCTACTGGAAGTAAATGGACACATTTCTTATTTGATGTTGAAGGTACTACTCAAACAGAAGTAAGAATATGGGAAGGAGCAACATTAAGTGGAGGGACTGTTGTTATAGCTTTTAATAATAATAGAAATAGTACTAATGTATCTAATTTAACAATAAGAGCAAATCCTGTTATATCTGGATTATCTGCAACATCTGGATTATTACTTGCGTCTCATAGTAAAGGATTAGAGGGAACAACTCCGAGTAAAGCGTCACAAGTTGCTCAAACTGGTAGAGAAGATGAATGGATATTTAAAAGTGGTACTTCTTATTTGACTGAAATTAAATCTGTAGGAGCTGGTAATATTGTTGATTATGCAGCTACATGGTATGAATATACTGATTTGGTGAAACAATGGTAAAGAGAATATATAAGAATTTGTATTTTGATGAGAGAACTAGAAGATATTTCTTTAGTAGTGGTAATGATAAAAGAGAAGTTGTTAGTCAAGAATCATATCTTTTAATATATATATTAGAGAATATAATTGGAGGTAAGAAAGATGCCTTGTGGAAGTAAAGCAAAGAAAGGAAAGAAAAAATGAATAAAAGACCTAACTGTCAGAATCCAAATTGTACTAATGAGGCTATTGTGCTTTATGCAGGACATTGGGTATGTGGGGAGTGTGTTGTCAAGTTTAATAAAATTAATAATGATAACATCTTTAGTAAATTATGTGAGGCAACAAAATGACTATAAAGATTTGTCCTAATTGTAATATGAGATATAATATTGAAGAGAATGTAGGAGATTATGTTCATACATGTAATTCAGGTAATACTAATCTTGATAATGAAGATGTTATTGTTACTGGTGATTGGGAAGATTATACAGGAAGTAAGAGTGTAGGGAAGGCTACAGTTATGATGCAAGGAAGTGAAAATAAGTTATTTGGAACAAGAGCTGGAGTTGAGGGAGAACATATTGGAGAATTAGATAAGGAGGGTAAAGATATCAATGTTTACAGAGAAAGACAATATGAAGAGTATATAAGTATGGATTGA